CTCCTCTTGTGAAATTAGATTATCTAACTCTGCAAAAGTTTCCTTTACTTCTTCAATTTCTTTTGCCTCTTCTTTTGAAACAGGCTTGTCAAGGAACGTAATGTCTGTATTTTCTTTAGAAAACATAGACTTGGATTTTTCTTCTGATTTACCATCTGATGGAAGCATAACATTTTCTGCTCCCGGCATTCCAAATAGTTCATCAATATTCACATCTACTTCTTCTACCGTTGTAGAATCTTGTACCTGCTTTTCTTCAGTTTCATTGTTGGTTTTCATTTTGTTGGTTTTTGTTTATAATTCAATATACAAATTAAACTTGAAAGATTTAAAAAAAAATAATTTTTTTTTTGCACTATATGGCTAACCTACTTTTTTTTATTTTTATCATCCTTAAAATCAAACTTATTTTTATTAGTTCTTGCAATTTCTAATTGGTTATTTGCTATGTCTCTCTGTGCTTGTATTTTTTCTCTTTCAATTTCTAATTTTTGATTTCCTCTTAAATTTTCATTTAATTGTTTATCTCTTTGCAATTCAGTTTGTTGTTGATATTGTTCAGATTGTCTTATTTCTTTCATGGAATCTTCATAGTCAGACATTTTGTTTTCATTTAAATCAACTTGTGCACCATAACCAGCAGCTCTAATTTCAGCAACAGTAATATCTTTTTGTATAAGTTTATCTGATTTTTCAGCTTCTGCTTGTATTGTTGCTTGCTGTTGTTTTTCTTGAGATGCCAATTGTTCAGTTTGCATTTGTTGTTGTTGTTGCATTTCTTGTTGTTTTTGTTCTTCTTGTTTTGCTTGAGAAGACTTAAGAACAGTGTTAAGTTCTGCAATTGAATCAGATTGTACAATCTTACCAAGATCATAAATACTAGCACCTGCTGTATTATTAGTCATAGCCATTTGTTTAAGTTGTTCAAGAACAGCTCTATGATTTGCATTTGTACTACAAAAAATATTTAAGTCTCTCATTAATAAATCTGTTCCATTAATTTGAAAATTAACTTTTTCATCAGCACTAGTAATATATGTTAATCTTAAAGATGGTTTTGTAGAATGATAATATTGTGCTAAATCAGTTCTCATTGTATGTACTCTAGGCATTAAGTAATCACAATGTTGAATAAAAAATACTTCAGTTTGAGCATAAGATGCAGCAGCAGCTTGTTCTACTCCAGTAGCAGTCATTTGAGATAACTGTTGTCCCATTCTTTGTGGATTAACTCCAATTACTTCATATGCCTGTGCTTTAAAATGATTTGCTAAATTTATTCTAGACATTAGTCTTTCAGTCTGAGATAAGTCTAGTTTCTGAAAATGATTAAAGTTTAATGCATTTTCTGTATTTGTTATAGATGTATCTAAAGGAAGCATACCAAAATTCTTCATGGCAACATATGCTTTAGATAAATTTCCTTTTCCCCAGTCTTCTCCTAAAGAATGCCTAGGAAGAGTGTTCTGGTCTAACATGATAATAGTTCCTAACTCATCTACTAATATGTCAGCAATCTGGTTGTTTACTATGTTAAATCCAATCTGGTATGGTTTCATTAAATCAATTAGTGCAGTAGATTTTGTATTTCTATCAGAAAAAACAGCACCTTCTACAGGAAGTTTACAACCATATATAGTAGAGTCTCCTTTAAATTGAAATTTTAATCTACCAATTTTATTTTTATCAATTCCAAGATATAAAGGAGAAAAACCACTAGGGTTATTCATTCCCCAAAATGATGTTAAATTTGGACCAATTTTTATTCCACCCCAAACTTCATTTATCCAAATCCAATCTATATGTTCTCCATATATTAATGTATCTTTTGTTTTGTTTTTAAATAATCTATTATCATATATTGGTTTATATTCTATAACATAATCTTCTGAAATTAATTCATTTACTACTTCTCCATTTTCAGAAATTTTAGTTAAGTGGCCTATTTTTTTTTGAGATTTCCAATACACTGTTGAAACTCTTAAAAGTAATGCATTACCATTATCAAAAGTTTCATCACCTTCAGATAATATTTCTGTAATAACATCTCCATTATTTATAACACTGCCATTCATTGCTGATGTATATTGTCTCATTGCTAATGAAGGCATGTTAGTATTCCAAGCATGTGATTTAGTACCATCATAAAATGTGCCATCATTTTGATAACCACCTGTTGTATAACCAGCAGCTGTAATAGGATATATTGCTTCAAGACTTTTTAATTGTTCTTCATTCATTAAATAACCATACTTATCAATAACATCTGGTAAGGTCATCATATCAGTTTTTCCAACATAATTAGACTGAGAAATATATCTTGCATCAGGAGACTTATGATAAAATGTAACAACAGGATTCCAAAGTTCTACTTCATAGTCATCTTCCATCATGCGAAAATGCCAGAACTCTCTGTCTGTAATAAGCATATCTCTGAAAGCTCTTTCTTCTAACTCATCCATTTTAAATCTTTCAACATCTACTTTATGTTGATGTGATGCCCATTCTTCTACCATAGATCTATANTCTTTTTTAAAGAATTGTTCTATTTCTGGTAGTGTTTTTAATTTTTCTGGTGCTACTTCTTGTTGTGCTTCTTCAGAATTAGGATCCATTCCTTGAGCAATTAATGCAGCAACTATTTTAGTTTGAGCATTTGCCATTAAAACTTCTTCTACCATAGATTTTTTTTGTTCCATCATTTCATTATATGAAACTTCATCTATTGCACGATATGTAAGTTTAGTTGATCTTTTTGCAAATTCAGCTACTAAAACATTAATAACATTTGGAATAATAGGATAAAACTTTAATTCTAAAGCAGATGTATCTTCTTTAGTTAAAAGATCTACTATATCCCTCATTTCATTATTTTCTTCAATTATATAATCTGATTTATCTATAACACCTTTTGCTAACTTATAATTTTTCATAAGTCTTCTGGCATTCCTACGTATTTGTTTTTGTCCTTGCCATTCTATCCAATCAAGATTCCAGGCAGCCCATTCATCTGTTTTTTCTTTTTTAGGTAAAAACTGCAAAGGTTGAGAAATTGTACCAATTTTATTGTTTTCAGTTTTAGTTCCTGCTTTGGCTTGTAAAGCATTAATTATTTGCATAGTATTTTACTTTAAGTTTTTAAAGGCAGATCTATTAGAGTCTGTCCTATTTGATACCCTATTTCCTCCAACATGACGAAAAGGACTTCTATTTAATTTAAACAAATTTTCTGACTTTTGCAAGTTTTTTGCTGCATCATCCATAACTACTCTTTTAGAATAACCTCTATTAGATTGTTGTATTCTCATAAATGCAACAAGTGCAGCAAAAGAAACTAGTCTATCTACATTGACACCATCTGCATATTCTTGCATTTCTTTAAGTAACATAGGATCAGGTATCCTTTCTATACCATATTTAGTTCTTACAATAGTACCATCTGTTTTAGTTTCTACATCTAATTCTTCTTTGGTATATTCTATAGTGTAACTTAGTAAATGTGCTTTAAATAATGTACCAGTATTTTTCCAACCATACTCCTGGAAGACGTTAGCATTAGAACCAATATCTTTTAAAAACATAATTTGTCCTTTAGGTACTAAATATCTTTGTTTTTTTCTAGATATCATATATTGAATAAATAAAGAAATATTATTTTCTATAACTGTCCATGCATTATACCATTCTATTATAAGTTCTAATCTTTGGTGAGTTTTATTAATATCATCAAATCTTCCACACCAAGCGGCAACTATTTTATCTTGTTCAACATATGTTTCTGTTTCAGTTCCACTTATTCTAGTTACTTCTACTGGAGCTTTCATTACATATATAGAACATAATGATTCTGATGTTGTAGTTTTTCCTTCAGATACAGGGTCAATTGAAGCATAGTACTGTCCAAAAGTTGGATCTTTAATTGGTCTTTCCCATACTACTAATACTCCTGTTTTATCTTCAGTTTTTTTAGATATTGGAAATTCTATTATTGGTCTTTTATTACTTGTTGTAACAGTAGGTTTTCCATCTACATCTGTAGTAATATCTAAAAATTCATAAGCATATTCTTTTTCTTCAATTCTTCTTGCTTGTGCTGCAATTAAATGTGTAGGAAAAACTGATACAGATCTGTGATCAAATGCTTCTTTTATATTTCTTGGATGCTGAGATATTCTTAACTGGTAATCTTCTGGATTTAATTCTTTTTTCCATTTTTCAAATTGAGCATCTAATGCTATAAGAGATTCTTCAACAAGTGAGTTACCATATAAATCAATATGAGGAGGCATAGACCATTGTTCTGGAATAAATAAACCTGACAAACCTGGTGTACCTTTATTATCTAATAGATTTGTCTCTACAGCATATACATCTTTTGAGTTAGGATTTAATATCATATCCCTTAAAGGATTGCATTGTGATAAATCTCCTACTGATCCTGCAGCAATAAACATTCCTGTAGTTGTTAAACCTGATCTCATTGCAGGTCTCATGTACTCATATGTCTGATCCATCTTTGGTGCTATACCAGCTTCTTCATGAAAAAAATATTTTACTGGCCCACCAACACCATTTGTTGGATCTTTTTCAAAAGACATTCCTTGCATAGTTCCTTTTAAACCTGATTCTGTTTTTCTGTCTCCTTTTCTTATTTCAATTTTTTGTTGCCACATTAAAATTTTATCAGGATTCATAGGTCTATACCATGCAGTATGTTGATTAAGAAATGCTGCATATTCTGCAAGAAATTTCCAAGATCCTTTTTCATTAATATAATCTTTAAGACTAGCACCCATTTTTAAGGTTACTCCTTCTTCAAACCATAATTGATTTAGTAACTTAGATATATGAAAGTATGAAGATGCTATCTGACGTTTTTTTAAAATAGCAACATGTTTATAATTAAGTTCTGCAAGTAGTTCATATAATGCCATATGATACTGAGCATCTCTAATTTTTGCAAAGTCAAACTTTTGTTGTTCTTTATCAAAAATTGGTAAAAAGTTTAACCACATATAGTAGTCTCTTGTAATAAACCATGTATCATTTTTAGATTTAAAAATTACACCTTTTCTACATTTTAACTTTTGGTCATCCCAATAATTAACAAAGTCTTTAGATTTAAATGGTGCTGTACAATAAACTTTATTTTCTCTAAATAATTCTCCTTGTTGATTAAATAAAAAACTTGTTTCATCAAAATTATACTTACCAGGTTCTTTAAATAAACTAAAAATAAAATCAGAAAATAACTCTCTTGATTCAAAATCAGTAACAGTCCATTTACCATTATCCCAAGTTGGTATATTATTGAATATTTCTTCCATGATTATTGATCATAAGCCATACCAATACCACCTCTAACTTTACTTGATTGCTCATCTTGAAGATCTTTATATACTCCTTTAAAAGAAGATCTAATTTGATCAAAGTTTTTTGCAGCACTTACAATAGAGTTTATATTGCCGTCTCTACCATCTGTAATGCTCTGTGTTTCCATATATCTTGCTAATCTATCTAACATAGAGGCAATACCTTTATAAGCTCTTGAGGTTGGTGTTTCATACATTCTTTGACAAAACTGTAATGCTATATGTATACTTTTATCTTCTACTGAAAAATCAGAATCTATTTGTTTTAAAATTAAATCTTCTTTATCCATTTCAGGAGTATAAAAAAAAGGATTTAAATCAGGATTTGGACAACTCATATAGAATAAATATAAGTAAATTTTAAGATGTTCTTCTGGATATTCATCCATAACATCCTTTAATGCTTTTAAAGTATAACAGTGTTCTGTAGGAACTACTACACCATTTTCTATATCAAATAGTTTAATTATCATTTTATTTTTTTAATAGGGTTATCTTCTATGTAATTTAGTATTGAAATAACCTCATCATATAGATAAGGCATAGGTATTTGTATAACTTCTTTTACAACGGGATCATTATTATGATTATACTT